GGCGAGGTTGCACCCGGTGAAGGGTATAGCTGCAAATACTGGGCCGGCGTCGCTGAGCAGGCGGCGAACAATGCGACGGCTGGTCAGATCCAGACCGACTGGAACGCTACCTCTGGTATGGCGTCCATCCTGAACAAACCGGACTTCGCGGAACTTGCACCTAAGGAAAGCCCACTGTTTACAGGGCCGGTCAGGGTTGGTGGTCTGCGCATCGAAGACGAAGGTGACGAGTGCTCTATCTACCCAGAGACGAATGATGCATCGTCGGCGCTCAACCTAGGTCCAACCACGGACGGGAAGAACCTCGTCACCCTTCGCCCGAACTCTTTCGAGGTGGGTTGCCCGACCTGGGTCTACGACAACCTCACAGTAGTCGGTGACCTGACCGTCCAGGGCACCACCACGACGGTCAACTCGACGACCGTCACGATCGATGACCCTGTGCTTACGCTGGGTGGGGACACTGCCCCGACGGTCGACGACGGAAAGGACCGAGGCATCAACTTCCGCTGGCATAACGGCTCTTCCGACAAGGTCGGCTTCTTCGGTTTCGACCGCAGTACCCAACGCATGGTGTACATCCCCGATGCGTCGAGTACGGGTGAAGTGTTCTCTGGCACGGTCGGAACGATCGAGGCAAATCTGCAAGGGAACGCGGCGACCGCCAGTGCTGTTTACGTTTTTTCGGCCGATGGTGAAACCACGAGTACACACAGTGTCGCTCTTATAGTCGAGTCCGGCTCCACACGGGCCATAAAATATTCGACCAAACTGAGGTTCGATCCTGATGTCGGCTCACTTGTGACGGACTTTCTGGGATGCGAATACCTCTATGCAAAGCCCGGTACTCAGGCCGTAACTGTGATGCCACACCTAAAACTGAATAATGGAAATCCCACCTCGGATGACCATGCAACCAGAAAAAAATACGTCGACGATCAGATCGCAGCAAAGATGGTCACGACCGCCCAGCTCCATGCCCTGATGCTCTCAATGTGAGAAATAACCATGCCAAAAACTAATACTGCACCGTTTGCCCAGACCCTGAAGACCAGAACTGCGGCCCCACAGCTTGCCGTCGCCAATGCGAGTACCGACACCCCAGGGAACGTCGTGCTGCTTCTCACCGCTGGTTCGGAAGGCGCCCTGATGACCCGGTTGCGCATGGCCGCACGCACCAACACGTCCGCGAACAACATGATGCTCTTCCGCAAAAACAGCGGCGACACGGCTGTTCGCCTGATCAACGCCAGGACCTTCCCATCCGTGACGTTCTCCACGACTTCCGCGCCGGCTGATGTCACGTTCGGTGAATACACCGAGAACACACCGATGCGCCTTGAGGCGGGCGATCAGTTGTGGGTTGGCGCGGGTGTGGCCAACAGCGGTGCAGTGGTCTTCGACGCTGAATTCACCGACTTCTAAGTCATGCGCTACGCATCTGGCATAAAGAATCCGCTCGGGATGAAGTCCCGCAGCCCTGGACTGCCCAGGAAGGGTTTGACTCACGCCGACGCGAAGAAGGACTTCACCCGGCAAAAGCTGAAGAAGGTGGTCCAGCGGTTCACCAGTGGCTCGTCGTTTGTCGCCGGGTCGGCCGGTGAAATTGTGGGTAGTGTTAAGGTGACAGGTAAAGGCACTGACGGTGGCTATACCTCATACCCGGTATATGACTACTACAACCTGTACAAGAGGACCTACGAGCAGAACAACAGTACGGGTCAGATAAGGAACGACACGGGGTACTCATACCATAGCCAAGTGCAGATGAGTGGCTCCACGATGCCTGCTGATTACTGCGAGGGGGTTTTTCAAATACCTCAACCAGAGTGGTCGCCTTATACCTGCTGGTGGCACTCTGGGCCATTCACGGCCTACGATGGTTACGCATACTCCGGGTCACCCGTGTATGGTTTCGGACTGACTTTCCCAGGTGGAGGGGATGAGTTGCCAGCGTTGGTGTCTGGACCATTTTACGTTGCCCTTCAGAACGGAAAGACCTACTCGATGTCTCTGTCTGGAGGCAGCTCCTACATAGAAATCGAGTACATGGTAGTTGACAAAGGATAAAAGATGCTGAAGGTATTGTTGGAAACACTCGACGTTATCGAGGAACCTGTTCCGGATTTCCTGGATGGTTTGGAGGCCGCAGCACTGCAGGACCTGGGTTGGTTAGACGAATCCTTGGGGGTTACCGGGTATGGCTGGTGGCCGGTTGATTACGTCGAGGTCGAGCATGACAACAGGGTAGACCACGTGGTGGCCCACACCTATCAGGCTGACCCTGACAGCAAACGGATTATGGCCACCCAGGTGATCGCCCCACTTGACCACTCGGTCGTGTCGGAGTCGATCCTGAAGCGCAAAGCCGAGATGCGTGAGGGCGTGAAACGCATCCGGAACCAACTGGAATTGGCTGGGTTCCCCTACAGGGGGAAGATGATCGATTCTGACAAGGACTCCCTCCTCCGAATCACGATCTCAGTGCATGTTGCCGAGTACGTCGGACCGTCGTTCGAGGAAGTATGGACCTGTGCAGATGACAGCGACCTGGACCTTGATCAGGCCGGTATGCTCGGCATGCCCATCGCCCTGGCAACCTATGCCAGCAAATTGCATACGACATCTCGGCTGTTGAAGCGAGCCATCCAGGAGGCCGTGACCCACACGGACCTGGACGCCATCGATATCAAAATGGGTTGGCCAAGTAATCAGCCAGACAGTTAATAGAAGACTTCACCGAGTGTAGTCAGAGAATGTCCCTACGGGGACATTTTTGTTGCTCGGAAACTGTTGCGCAGGTACAATTTCCTGAATTCAATAGGCGATTACCATGCACAACTTTCCCCTGTTCAAAGGCAACCCCGCTTCGCTCAGGGGAGTGGCTGAGGTCACCAAGATCCTGCTCATGCAGGCTGACACCACGACCATCCGTGCCATCCTGGCACTCGCCTCCTTTTTCTTCTTCATCGCGTTGTCCCTGCCGGGTGTGGACGTAAAAGCCTTCCCCAGCATGACACTGATGAGCCAGATGGCACCCACATGGCTGTGGTCACTCGCATTCCTGTTGCACTTCGCCGGCCTCTCCTGGCGCTTCCTTGACCCGGTTCCACGGGTTCGATGTTCCGTTGTGATCAATAGCTGTGGATTCCTACTGTGGTTTATGCCTACGGTCTCGGTCAATCTGGCCTACGGGACGTTCGCCCCCGGTACATCCGCAGAAGTAGCTCTCTGTCTGTTCTCGGCCTGGACCCTGATCCGGACTGGATCGAATAAAGAGATCCTGTCCCCTTAACTCCCAAAAAACGAGAAAGAAGAACAATGGACATCATCCCTTCAGATGGCACCACGTTGGGCACCCTTGGTGCCGGCGTGCTGGCCAGCCTGCTCTACCTGCGAAAGTTCCTGAGTCGGCAGAACGTCGAAGTCAGCAAGGACTCTGCCGAGTCCAACCTCATCAGGACCCTGCAGTCCGAGCGCGACAAGGCTATGGCTGCTGCCGAAAAAGCGTGGGAGACCCGCGCCAAGGACGCCCAGATGATCGGTGAGTTGACGGCCCAGGTCTCGTCTCTGCGTGAACTGAACGAGATCATGAGGCAACAGATGTCGGACATGAAGACCGAGCTGCATCAGGTTCGACTTGAATTGGAGGCCATGCGAAATGAAGCTTCAGGATCGTGATTATATCGAGGCAGCTTTCCAGCTTGGGTGCGACCCTGAAGCTGTGAAAGCTGTATGCGCTGTCGAGGCCCCCCGCGGTGGCTTCGATGCCAACGGCCGGCCCGTGATCCTTTTTGAGGGTCACATTTTCCATCGCTATACCAAGGGTAAGTTCGATCTGAGCCACCCGATGTTGAGCCACGCCAAGTGGACTCGCGCCAATTACGGCAGCAGTCAGGATGCTGAGCACGCACGGCTGGCAGCGGCGACGGCCCTGGATCGTGAAGCAGCCCTGATGAGCGCATCCTGGGGCCGATTCCAAATCATGGGGTTCAACTACACCCAGTGTGGTTTCGCTCGCCTGCAGGACTTCATCAACGCGATGTTCGCATCGGAGAAAGCTCAGCTCGATGCTTTCGTGGAGTACCTGGGCAATACCTACCTTGACGACGAGCTGCGTGAGCACCGCTGGGCCGACTTCGCACGGAAGTATAACGGCCCCCTGTACTGGAAGAACCAGTACGACAAGAAGCTGGAAGCCGCGTACGTCAAACTTAAAGGTGCTTGACGGCAACACCTAAGGCGTTGTAGCCTGCTTGCCATAAAGAAATTACCGTTGATAGGGGGTAGTATGGGTAAAGAAGATGTAGTCGGGTTCCTGAAGAAAGCCGTGCCGTGGATTGGTGCCGCGGCTACAGGAAATATCCCCGTACTGGTGACCATGGCTGCGAAAGCCGTGGGTGACGCGCTGGGCGTCGAGGTGGAAGCTACGCCGACGGCAATCTCGAAGGCGATTGCCGGCGCGTCGCCGGAGGATCTGCTGAAGCTGAAGGCTGCTGAGAATGACTTCTCGTTGCGTATGCGCGAGCTGAACTACAAAGAGCACACCGAACTGTACGCGGCCGAGGTGAACGACCGCAACGGCGCACGAGATCGTGAGTCGAAAGTCGGTGACAAGACCAACCGGAACCTCGCCTACCTTGTCCTGGTCTCGTTCGTGATGATGGTCGGGGCCACCCTACTCGGTGTGACCGTCGCGGATTCGGTGATGGCCGGCACCCTGATAGGTTACCTGTCGGCTAAGGCAGAGCAGGTTCTCTCGTACTACTTCGGCAGCTCTCGCGGTAGCGATCGCAAGACCGAGATCATGAGCAACCAGAAAATTTACTAAGAGGAAAGACAATGTCGATTAACAATGACCTGGGACCAGTATCCCGGAAGAACCCTTTGCAGAACATGAGCGGCTATGTCTATGACAGCACGTTCGTCTACTGCTTCCATCCGGATTCGCTCGCTCGTTCGCTGACGTTCAATGGTCCTGGCGGGCTGACCGACACCGTGACCGTGGGTCCCGACCCACTGAACGGCGGCATCAGCTACCGCAAGACGTTCATCTACAATACGGCTGGCACCAAAGTCGCCACCGAAACCGCATGGGTCAAAGTATGAGCCTGACTAAACTCCTGCAGCAAATTCGAAACGGTTCGGATATCCAAGGGGTTCCTGACCGGGTTGGTAGCATCAACAAGCTGGTCTCGCCCGAAGGTGCTACCGTAGCCAAGGTAGGCAGTTTCTACGATACCCTCCGTCGTTTGAGCCTGTCCGCACAAAACGGCTTTATCCCAGAGCAGGCGGGCAAAGTCGTTACGGCCGAGGTCACTGGCGACTGGACCCCTGTGGCCGTGGCTGCAGGCGCGGTCGTAGAGCAGCAGATCACGATCACAGGTGGGAGCCTGACTCCTGGTGATGTCATCGCTAAGGTCGTCCCGCCGTCGGCGATGTCTGGTTCGATCACAATGCGCTTCAGGTACGTCAACGCCAACACAGTTGGAATCCTGTTCCGCAACAGCAGCGGCGGCAGTTTGACCCCGCCGGCAGGGACCTGGACCGTTACCGTAGCGCGCTACGAAGGCGGGGTGCCAGCAGGTGTACCGTATGTTACGTTCGGTACGGCCAATGCCTCATCGTCCTTGGGTGCGGCCAGTGCCATCCGAACGATCCCGCCAACCTCGCCCAGTATTCGCCTGCGAAACCCTTGCACTGTTGACGCTAACTATAACTTCACGACCTTCACATTCGTCGTCCCCACGCAGACTCGCCTGACCAGCAGCTCACGGTCGGGCAGCGTGTTGTCTGCTGATTGGGAAGGTGACTCGCCCAAGCTGGAACTGCTGGTACTTGGCAATGGTACGAACCTTCAAATCATCGTCGACGGTAAGATCGTCACCCCGATGCCTATTTATGCCGGACACCTGAATTTTCAGTGGTACCGTGTCTTGATCGATTTCACCCAGGGTGGAACCGTAGCTAATGCTCGCAAATTCAGGAAGCTGCGGCTGGAGATGACTGGTACCTGCTGGTTCGGCGGCATCACCGTTCTGAAG